CCCACGGTGTATTCACCACGGCCTTGTCACCCGCGCCATCGAAGTACAGGGCAGGCACGCCGTAGATCGTCCCGTCGTGGCCTTTGCCTGACAGGTCCTTGACCGTCCCCCGCTGTGCGAGCGGCAGCCCGTCGCCGATCATCCACTTGCCGACCAGCCCATCCGGTATGTATGGTTCCTGGATCACGCTCATCCCACGCAGGCGATCCTGCCGGTAATGCCGGCACCGCTGTCCGTCGCGTAGTGCAGCGTCGTCTCTCCGTCGGGCATGATGAACCGCTTCGAGCAGCCCGCCGGTATCGTCAGCAGGACGGCCGCCGGCACGATCGCCGCGGCCGCCGCGACGGCCGCGACCCCAAGGTGGAGCCGGCCGTTGACGGCGGTAACCTCGTAGGCTGCCTCGGCCGTCACAGTGACGTTGTAGTCGGTCTTGTCCGCGACGCAGGTGAGTGCCTGGCCGCTGGCGGCCACGAGGACCGGCCCTACCGGCACCACGTTTCTGGCATACCCCGGATCTTGTATCTCCATGCTCATCTCTCCTGTCAGGTGCCGAAGGCCATGGACTCGACGGCCTTTCGGGTGTTCCGCTGCATCCGGCGGATGGCCCGGTCGGCCCCCGCGCGGATTTCCGTGTTGAGTATCTGCGTGGCCTCATCCTTGCCGGCCTCCATGGCGCGGCGGACGAAGGCCAGGGCGGGCCGGGTTGACGAGCCGAACTCCAGGATGCCGCCGTAGAATGTCCGGCCCGTGTACCATCCGCCCTTGGGCGTGATCTCCAGCCCCCAGGCGTTACCCATCCGCTTGACACCCGATGAGCGGATGGACTGCATGAGCGTGCCGCTGCGGACCGGGGCGTTCCACTGTGCCCTGGCCACGATCGGCGCGGCGGCCTTGCGGAGGGCGGAGGCGACGATCCGCTTCTGTATGTCGGCCGGCAGCTCCATCATCAGCCTCGCCAGTTCCTGCGGCGAGGGGCCGATGATCGCGTGTCTGTTGGTCAGGACGGGCATCAGTTTCCGGCCTCCTGGCAGAGCAGCTCCAGCTCCGCGTGCATCTCGCGGGGGTCGACGACGGACAGTATCGCCAGCGTCCGGTCCCCGTAGCCGATGCGGTGCATGGGCGTGACGCCCTCGATGTACCGCAGCCGGACCCGCAGGCTGGCCTCGGACTGGGCCTGCTGCGCCGAGATGATCTCCCGGCCGCTCAAGGGTTCGATCGAGGCCCATACCGTCGCGTAGGTGTTCCAGGTGGGGATGGGCTGGCCGTAGCTGTCGTTCACCTGCGAGGGCGACTGGAGGGTCACGCGATGTCGGAGCCGGCCCGGGTTAATCATCGGATGCCCTCCATGTCGGGCATCTTGTACTGCCAGAGCAGGCTCTCCACCGCGAGGGGCACCTTGGCAACGATGGTTCCCGTGACGATCGGGAGTCGAAACTCATACCAGTGTGCGGCGAGCATCTTGATCGCCGTCAGCAGGCCGTCGGGGACATTGGAGCCCGCCGTCCCGTAGCCGGCGACGTAGGTTATGATGACGGCGTTCTCGATGCCCCTCGTGGTCGGCCAGCTCGCCGCGTAGGCCAGCGTGATCCGCCCCGGCTCGCTCTCCGTGTCGGCCGTGTAGTCGTCCGTGCTCATCGTCTGCGTGCTGCCGCCCGAGACGACGTACTCGACGCTGGTCACGCTGGACAGCGGCGCGTAGGGCAGGCGGATCTCCGATGCGGCGGGGAAGGCGTCGAGCTTCAGCCGCCAGGTCTGGTTGATCAGCGCCCGCCGGCAGACGGTCTCGACCCGCCGGCGTGCCGCCTTCTCGAGGCTGTCGAGAAGGCTCGCCTCGTTGGTCGTGAGCGTGCGGCGGATGACGTATGCCGAGAAGTCACAGGCCGCCGTGCCCACGGTGGCCACGACGCGGAGGTAGGCCTGGTCGCCGGTGTAGGCGTACTCCTGGACGGCGTTGTCGTTGGCGGCGTTGACGAGCGTGAAGGCCCCGCCGGTTACGTCGGTGTAGGTGACGTTGTCGTTGGAGTGTTGGACCTTGGCGGCGATCGTGCCGCCGGTCCCTACGGTGCCGGTGTCCAGGTCGACGGTGCACTCATAGCCGGTGGCCCCGACGCCCGTGCCCTCGATCCCGTAGTCCGCCGTGACGGCGTAGTTGTCGGGGACCAGCGTCTGGACGGACTCCACGTCGTCGTCGGCCGAGTCGATCCGCAGGTAGGCCTTCAGGTCGGCCCTGCTGACCGGCTCGGCTGCGGGCGCTGTCACCAGATGGATCGGCATCAGCGGCTCCTATAGCGTCTACGAGGCGCCTCGGTGGTCGTCTCGTCGGGCGTCTCGCCGGCCGGCTGGGGCGGGGGCTCGGGGGCGGCGGGCTGGTCGGTCACTGCTGCGGCCAGTCCGCCGTCGATCAGGATGACGGCCTCGGCGGACGTGACCTCAACCACGTCGTTGACGCGGTAGGTCCCGAACTCCTTGGTGATCTTGATCGTCGTCATGCTGTAACCCTTGTTTCCTTCCGTCCCAACATCCGTGCAATTCGTGCAATTCGTGGACTATCGTTTTCTGGCCGGCGGGCGGACGGCCGTCTCGGGCGGCCCGGCCAGTGCCGCCGCCTCGGGCGCGTCGCCCTCGTCCGGCGATGGCGGCAATACGACGGCAAGTCCCATCTCGACCCAGCGGTTGGCGACCTCATCGGCGATCTCGGCCACGTCGCCCTTCTCGTGACCCGGAAACCTCGTGACGACCTTGACCCTCATCATGTCTCTGACCTTTCGTGCCATTCGTGCTATTCGTGGACTACTGCCAGGCCTCGATCGGCGGGCCCGTCTTGAAGTAGTCGTTGGGGTGCTGGTAGATCACGCGGAACTGCCGCCCCGGCCAGCGGATCATCAGCTCCATGTGTCCGATCACGACGCGGTTGGCCAGGTAGACCGCGTGCCCGCACTCGCCCCACTTGTTCCAGAAGTAGATGTCGTCGTCGATCCGCCCGTCCGACCAGGACCCGTCGGGTGCAGGCTCGGCCTTGAACCACGGGTGCCGCATCTTCAGGAGGCTGGATACCCGGATGAGGGTCAGCCCGAAGTGTGCCGTCGAGACGCGCGACAGGTCCGTGAAGAAGTAGTCGTAGGGCACCTCCCTCATCGGCCGATAATCCTTGTCCCGGATCGTCATCAGGGGCAGGGGCTCGTAGCGGTGGGACTGCACCGCGGCGATCGCGTCGATCTCGGGGTGAGCCGAGAGCATGTAGGCGAGGCGGCCCACGTCCTCGGCCTTGAAGATCGTGTCATAATCGATAGTCAGGATGGCGTCGGGGTTGTTCTTCTTGATCCCCTCCAGCATCACACGCTCGAGGCACTGGCCCCAGAAGGCCCCGGTACCCTTGTGGATCGGGATGCCCAGGGGCAGCAGTGCCTGGAAGGTCGTGAAGAAATTGTCCATGAACCCCAGGCGAGGGACGGACATGCAGGCCGCGATCTTGATCGGCGGGGGCTTGGCCGGGTTGGGGCTGGGGCCGGCCGGGCCCATGACGCCGCCCTTGGGCTGGACGACCTGGTTGGGCTTACCCCGCAGCTTGGGGATCCGCGGCAGGTCCTTGGTCGGCCTGGACTCCAGGCCCTCGGCCCCGGGCTGGGCCGCCTGTGCGGATGGGGACGTCGGTTTACGCCTGGGCATCGGTGCTCTCCTGATGGTCGCGGGCCCACGCCTTCAGCTCGTCCGGCGTGGAGGTGTAGGCCGCGGCGTAGCCGCGGCACATGCTGAGCTGCTTGGGCACATCCTCCGTCAGGGGCCAGGCGCTGGCGGCCTCGAAGCCGCCGGCGACGAGCATCTGCACGAGGCACCGCAGGGTAGGCACCCACCAGTTGGTCGGGTTGCCGCCGTACTGGTCCTCGTGGTAGAACTCCATGACGTGCTGCCCGCCCGGGTAGCCGTGTCCGAACCCGCCGCGATAGGGCGAGTAGTGGTCCAGGATGGCGGTCTCGACGTACATCGTCTGCCGGCAGACGGTGCGGAGCCGCTCGATCGCCAGCAGCGGGTGCCGCATGTGGTAGAGCAGGCCGAACGCGAAGACGATGTCGAACATGGGGAGCTGGTCGGCGTCGTAGACGTCCATCCGAACCCGGTCGCAGACCGCCGGGGAGATCCCGAGGGCCTGCCGCGCGAAGTCAAACGTTCGGAAGCGGGGGTGCTGCTTGTCGCGGCCCAGGCTGTCCGACCAGTTGTCGATGGCCAGGACCCGCTTGGCCCCCCGCTTCACGGCTTCGAAGGCCCAGAATCCGTCCCACGTCCCGCAGTCCAGGACGGTCAGCCCGTCCAGCCGGTCGGGGATGCGGTAGTGCCCCACGTCGATCGGGAGCATGCCCGGGGTCGTGACGCCGTATGGCAGCTCAATCGCGTGATACCAGTACGGAAACCGATCCACCGCCGCCTGGAGTGCCTCGGCCGTCGTGGCCGGCGGGGCCGGGTCGACGCGGGGCTCGCCGGTCGGCTTACTGCACTGTATATTGAGGGAGCAGGGCAGGATCGTGCAGTCGTTGCGGTCCGACCGCCAGGCCCGGACGTCCTCGAAGCCGGCCGCCTCGAGGAGCTGCCCCAGCTTGGAGTCGTTGAAGACCGCCCGGTGGGCATCGAAGCTCTCGGGTTTCATGCCGAGCAGCCAGCCCTCCCACAGCGGCGTGATCTCGCCGTCGTATTGACTTGTCAAATAATCCAGGTCCGGCACGGCGATCTTCACCGTGCCCCCGGGCCTCATCGCCCGGAACCACTCGGCCAGCACGGCCGCGGTCTGGACGTGGGGGATGTGTTCCAGGACGTGCGAGGCACGTATCTCATCCACCGAGCCGTCGGGCCAGTCGCTCAGGTCCTCGGCCCGGTGGCCGTCCTGCATATCCCAGGCGATCCATCCCACGACGCGGGCCTTGCCCGCGCCGATGTCCAGGCGCACGGCCACGCTCTCTCCTTTCGCCCGTCTATCCTTCACCCCCCGCCCCATACGGGCGGCGGGGGGCGAAGGGAGATCAGTCTCAGGCCGCGACGAAGTTGGTCACGCCGACCTGCGTGGTGGTGATCGGGGCGTCCTCGCCCTTGAAGAGGTTGGCCACGACGGTCGCGGTGACGGCGACGTCGGGGATCAGGGCCAGCTTCACGTATCGCTTGCGGCCCCGCAGATCGACATTGAACTTGCTGAGGTACTGGCCGGCGGTCGGCGAGGAGGCGATCACGAAACCCGCGCTCGTCGAGGTGGCGGTCCCGCCGGTGAGGGCCACGATCGCCGCGAACGTCGCCGAGGTCGTGACGTCGGCCTCCATGATCTGGAACGTGCTCATCGTGCCGCTGTACGTCTGGCAAATGCAGTCCAGTGACATGAAGTCGTAGCCCAGCGTGTCGATGTAGTTGGTGACGCCGGAGCCGAGCTCCGTGCCCGCGGCGGTGAGGGCCGTGCGGAGGACCTGCACCACCTGTTTCATGCTCGGGTTCATCTCTTGATCCTTATTCCGTGGTTTCAGGTCATCAGGACGAGCTGCCGACCAGTGCGATGATCGGGCCGGCCGCGGTGGCGGTGCCCAGGCTGTGGGCGACGATGTCGAACCGCTCGGTGAAGACGAGCTTCACCTGGCGGTACGAACTCAGGCTATAGGGGTCGGCCATCATGGTGATGCCGCGGCGGTCGCCGAGGACGACGGCCTTGGACAGGTCGCCGAAGAAGGCCATCGCCAGGTCGTTGTAGTCGGTGGCCAGCCCGGCCGGGAGCGTCTGGTCGAGGACGACCGAGTAGCCGCCGAAGTTCTTCTCCAGGTTGCCCATGAGGGCTTGGGTCGTGTTCCCCGCGGCGGCCATGGCCAGGCGCGTCATCACGCCGTGGTAGAAGGCACGGGAGCAGTAAATGCGGGCCGTGGCGTCGGCATAGGCGGGCAGCTTGGAGAGCATATAGTTGAGATCGGTGAGGTCGATCTCGCTGAAGAGGTTGTGCGTGGCCGTCTTGACGATGGCCAGCGAGCCGGCGTAGGTGGCCAGCGAGCCGGAGACGATCTTCGTCGCCACGCCGTACATCCCGCCGTAGGTGCTGGTGCCGTCGCCGTTCCAGAGGCAGGCGTCCTCCTTGGCGGCCAGGCAGTAGGCGGCCTCGCGGGCCAGGTCGTCGGCGATGGAGATCACCGCGTCCTCGGCCAGTGACGCCGAGTAGCGGGTTTCGACGGCGACCTCCTTGGCCACGAGGTTGATGTTCGTCCAGCCCTTGCTGGTGGCCGTGGCGGCGTCCGTCTCGGAGACGAAGTAGGCCGTGAGGCCCGTTGATCGGACGGGGATCACGGAGTGGTCGGACGACATCGGGACGACCTGGCAGAACTGGCGGGCGGTGCCGTAGCTCTCCCGAAGGTCGATGATGACGTTCTCCAGGACGGTCGGGACCAGGACGCCGCCGAGCGTGTTGACGCCCTCGACGGCGACGCGGTACTCCATCCCGTGCTCCTCGGCCCACTGCCGCGATCGCGTGTCGGCCGGGTTGAGCAGCCCCATCAGCCAGCGGCCGGCGCGGTAGGCGTCCTCGTGGGCGTTAGGCCCCTTGAACGCCCGCAACCGTCCGCCGCGGCGGACTACCTCTACCCGCTGCTCGGCCGGCCGGGCGGCGTGGTCGATGGGCCCGGGGGCGGTGCGGTTTTCCAGGACGGCCGCCTGGACCTTGAGGCGCTGGGTGCGGAGGGCCTGCTCGCCCTCCTCGATCTTGCCCATCAGCCCGTCGATCGCGTCGGCCAGATCGTCGACCTGGCTCTGCTCTTCAGGCGTGAGTGAGCGTTTGGCTTTCTCGGCCGCGTCGACGAGGGCCTGTGCCGCGGTGTGCTTCTCGGCGGCCTCCTTGCGCAGCTCGTTGATCTTGGTTCGATCCATGGTCATCTCCACGCGCGGCCGGAGTGCTCCGAGCGCGCATGAAGACGGACGCGGTTCACCCGTGCCGCGCAAAGTGGTTAGTGCGGATCACTCTGCACGTCTGGATGAGCCGCGTCCGGCATAGGCTCGAACGGCGATCATCGCCCGGGTCTCGCCGCCCCGCCGCGGCGTCGGCCCCGGCGGCAAGCGGATACCCGGATCTATTGTGCTGTCAAGCCGTCAGTCTCCCATAAGCGGAGCTAATGTCAAGGGGAAATCCATTAGATTTTCAGGGCGGCACGCTGGCCCTCCAGCCGCCGCTTGAGGGCATCGGTGGCCTTGCGGCCGGCCAGTGCCTCGCGTGCGGCCTTGAGGCTGCGGACGGCGACGGAGGTATCAGGGTAGGCCGGGTAGGTCACGACGGACACGTCGAAGAGCTGCACGTCCTGGAGCG